AGTCTGCGAACTGGTCGGACATGGGTTGCTACAAAACCTCCACAGCACTGTGGACGCATGACTACAAGGTGAAGCGCGATAAGATCGCAACCCCTAGCATACTGGTTATCACGAACAGATCAGGTAAGGGTGCGTTCTTCCGCGATATCCCTAAGACCACTGACGGCTACACGATCCTGAACGTTGACACCAATAAGGTGTCTATGGTTATCGGCGGTCGTAGCCTGAAGATCGGCAAGGATTACCCCGCCGAAGTGAAGGTGCCGCATATCACAGTTACGCACTACCACGTCTTCCAGAAGTGTAACACCGGTAAGACTCAGGAGTGCCCGGACTGTAAGGGTATCGGCCTACAGGAGTTTAGGTGGGTACGCAACAAAGAGGGCAAGATGGACAAAGTGGGTATCCCCTGCGATACCTGCAATATGAAGGGTAACCTGCCTCTGCCCGATACTCAGGGTGATCGCCTGCTTAAGAAGCATTGGGACGTTGTTATCGTAGACGAAGCCCACAGGATGAAGAACCCTGATACCCACTGGACTAAGAACATCAAGAAACTGAAGTGTACCTATAAGCACATTATGACAGGAACGGGCTTTATTAACCGTCCTGACGAAATCTTCAGTCTGTTGCAGTTTCTCGATCCTCAGAAGTATACATCGTTTTGGGACTTCCGAGGGTACTTCTGCGAGATTGACGATTGGAGCGGTTGGGCCGTCGTTAAGGGTGTCTTGCCTCACCGCAAGGACGAGTTCCGTAAGCTCGTTAGAGAGTTTGGCCCTCGGCGCGAGAAGACTGAGGTACTTAAGCACCTTACCGAACCTGTCTACGAAGAGAAGGTTGTGGCGCTTTCACCGACACAGCGCCGCATGTACAACGATATCAAGCACGAACTGGAAACGCTCGACCAACAGGGTTATCCGATTACCAGCCCGAACGTGTTGTCTCAGCTTAACAGGCTCAGGCAGGTCTGTGTGGCTACGCCGGAAGTCGTAAGCGAGTATTACGACGAGAAGGAAGAACGGCGCGTTATCGAGATTAGGCTGGTATAACCGTCATCTAAGCTCGACGCCTTTATGGAGGTCTTGGACGGTTTGCGGTGGGACGACGAATCTCGCCAACAGATCGTTGTCTTCTCTAACTTCAACGATCCGCTGGAACTGCTGACTAAGAGACTTGAGACAGCTAAGGTACCGTACATCTGGATGCAGGCTAAGGACAACGACGATACCCGCTTCCGCAAGTGGTATCAGGATTGGCCGACGAAGGAACATCAGGTCTTCCTTAGTACTGTTAGCCTGGGTGGTGAGTCTATCGACCTTACCTCCGCTCAGTACGTTTGCTTCCTTGACCAGTCTTGGAGTCCGAAGGACAACAACCAGGCGCGTGACCGTATCTGGCGTCCGGGGCAGGTTAACACTCCGGTCGTTATCAACCTCTTCGCCGAAGACACGGTTGACTACTACGTGCTGGATAAGCTCAAGACGAAGCAGAACTGGTTTAACGAAATCTTCGGTCGTGATGAAAGCGCAATCCCGCCCGAACTGCTGAAAGGTCTAGCAGCATGAAGCGTGATTACCCTCACCTGTTTACGGAGGAAGAGGAAGAAGCGTTGCTCTACGGTTTAGACGAGTTACTCGCGGTAGATCAGACGATACTGGAACGGAAGTTTAAAGACCTCGATACTCTCATGGGTATCCTTAAGGATGAATGGGAGAACGACATGCTTATCGGTGACGCAGGCGACTTGCTCAAGAAACTAGGTGTAGTCACGTGAGTACACTGGCTATCGGTGATTGGGCGGTTCTTCCACTTTCGGTGGCTCTGCGCGATCTTAAGGATGCCGACCATCTAACCATTACACGCCGACGTAACGGGCCGCGTGTAGAGATGCTTCTTATAGAGGCGGTCATGCCTGACGGGACTACTAAAGAAATCGGAGTCTACGAACCGGAAGTCGAGGTATCGCAATGAGAACGATACAAACGGTAGTTGAGGATGATCGCAGTAACTTCCAGAAGGCGGAAGAGTGCCTCATTAAGCTAGACGAGGCAGGTCTACCGGAACGTCAGCTAGCTAACCTCCGTACAGCGGCTATCACGTTTGCAGTGCTCGCTGTGGTAGAACAGTTGCAAGACCTGCGAGGCTGGCCGGTACCACGAACATGACCCTTCTTGCCATTTTTTGGGTTGTGTGTGTTATCATCATGGTTTGCCAGTTTATATGGTGGGTAACCCGTGGCCGACACTGACCGCCATAAGGAAGAGCGTAGGGTTCGTAGGAACACTGCCATGCATAAGCTGATTAAGACCCAGACCGAGCGTGGACACACCTGTTGCCTGGATAAGCCCGATGTACCGGATAACTTCCGTAGGTGCATCGACTGTACTAAGCCACTTGACAACAGCGAAGATTCATGCTAAGGTGCTGTCTTCCCCCCTCCCCCTGTCGCACAGGGACGCACAGGCGGGCCAAGCGTTATCAGCGGCCCGAGCTACATAAACCGCACTAGACCGCTAAGACGGTCAGGCCAAGGTCAGGAGCAGAACCATTGGCTAGCACGACAACAGCAGAGCCTCTCGCACCGCCGGTAGTCCCTAGTAAGTGGGATATCATCCCCATTCACACTAGCGACCGTGGTGCCTTTAAGGAGTGTCGGCGCAGGTGGGCTTGGTCTTCACCGAGTCGCCGCAACCTTTATCCTCGCATCGCTGCTATGGGTGTCTACATGCCGTTTTGGTTCGGTACGGGCATCCACAAGGGTATTCAGCATTACTACAGTAAGCTGAGTGAGAACCCGGCAGACGTGTTTCTCGCGTGGTTCGATCTTGAGTGGAACGGTGGGCTTGTCCACGAAACCGAGCTTCCTAGTGGTTACGCCGATAGGAACCCTGTTCCGCAAGAGAACGGTTACTACCACGTCGCAGGCATTAAAGACCTGATGCCTTCCGCCGATGAGCGTTACGACGAGTTCATGGAGCATAAGGAGCTTGGCGTCGGTATGCTCAACTACTTCGTTGAGTACGCCGAAAGGCACGACGACTTCCGTATAGTCGCTAACGAGCATCTGTTCTCTGTGCCTATTCTCGGTGAGAACGGCAGGCCCATGTACGCGGAGGATAACCGCGTTATGCCGGAAGATTGGGAACCTTCGGAAGAAGAGAACATCTACGGCAGGATTAACATGGGTAAGAGAGGTCGTATCTTTAAGCAGGTTCACGCTCGCGGTCGCATGGATCAGATCGTCCAGATGAACGAGAGTGGACGTTACAAGATTCGTGACTACAAGACCGCTGGTAAGCTCGATGACGATTACTTCGCGCATCTTGAGCTAGACGAGCAATGCACCACTTATCTGTGGGCAGGGCCGTTGGAAGCACAGATGTACGGTTTGGAGTATACGGACATTACGACGATTGACTACGTTGCAATCCGTAAAGCGTTTCCAAGGCCGCCTACTCCGCTAAAGAATAGTATGCCGAGTATGGACAGGCAGAAGGAAAGCACCACAGCAGAAATGTTTGCTCAGTACATTAAGGATAACAACCTTAAGGTCGTGTACGACGGCAGCGTGAAGATGCAGGAATACTACGCTTATCTGCTAGAGCGTGGAGAGAAGCAGTTTGTATGGGTTGAGTCTACGCACCGTAATTCAGCGCAGATCGCTAACGCAGGTTTGCGGCTTTACTACGAGGCCAAGGACATGCTCGACCCCGACCTCATTCTGTATCCTAATCCCTCTAAGAACTATAGCTGCACTCGTTGTCGGTTCCGCTCTCCCTGCATCGCAGCAGAAGACGGTTCCGATTGGGAAGCTATGCTTAGGGGCAACTACATCGAGAACCATGATAGATAACGTAATCACAGGTGGCAGGCAATCAGGCCGTACTACGAGGCTGATTGAGCTTTGCGCCGAAGCTGAGGCTAAAGGTGAAGTGTCCTACATCGTGTGCCAGTCCCATAGCGAGTGTTATCGCATTGCTAAGCTCGCTGAGACTATGGAACTGAGGATTGCGTTTCCTATCTCTTACGACGAGTTTCGCAGCATTGGGCAGGGTCACTTCATTAAGAACTTCTACATCGACAACGCGGATACGTTGCTTGAATGGCTCGCTGGCCCTGTTAGCGTTAAGGCCATAACGGTGCAAACGTAATGGACGTTATCATCGTAACAGACCCGAGCCAGCTTCCGGCTCCGCTTCGGGAGCTTATGGGCGATCTAATGGAAGACGAGATTAGTCGCCTTAAGTCCGAAGACGACCTTAACTACGAAGGCTGGTACTGCATCAACGTTCAGCCTCGTAAGTGTCAGCACTGCGGTACGATGATGACGTACGTTGAGCCGCCGAACCTTCACCTTATCATCGTTTGGGAAGAGAAGGATGATCCCCACATGCTTGAAATGGCTCAGAGACTTAAGGATGGTAGACCGGAGATTGATCCTGATATCCGTGAGTATCATCCTATGATGGGTCACTGCATTTCGTGGGAAGACGTGATTAGTTTCCTTGACGACATTCCCGACGAAGATGACTAAGCTCGACTCCGCTACAATCGCAGCATTGCTTAAGAAGGCCGACGAGCCTAAGTCGGTTAACCAGGCACCTTCACGCGAAGGTCTTGTATGGTGTGAGTTCTGCAAGGGCTACTACAACGAACACCATTACGGACGGGAGGTAGACGAGTAATGCTAGGTAAACTCGTAGGCAAGGTTCTCGGAGAAGTCATCGCTGCTCCGCTTACTATCCCTGCTGAAGCTATCAAGCAGGCTGAGAAGGCAATGGACGAAGCCTTCTCCGACGAGGACGATAAGAAGGAAAAGAAGTAATGGCTACGGTATATCGTTGTGACGGGTGCGATAAGGAGTCCAAGAACTACAACCCCTTTACTGGTGTTACTGTCAGTTACGACAGTAGAGTTCCTGACCATGAGGAACCTAAGACATACGACTTCTGCACTACTTGTCTCGGCAGCTTCAGAAGGAGCATTGAAGTGCTTACGACGGTTAGAGCAGACAAAGCAGCCTGAAAGGAGGTGAATCATAGCTACTGCCGTTAAGACCAAGCCGACTGTTAACTCGGCTTTGCGAGATACGCTTGGTGTGAAGCCTCCTGCTGAAAGCGTCGAGTTCCTTAATCTGCTCATCTACGGTGAGCCTGGTGTTGGGAAGACTCGTCTTGCTGGAAGTGCTGCTGACCACGAAGATACTTCTCCTGTGCTTATCCTCGATATTGAAGGTGGGGTTATCTCTTTGCGCGAAAGCCCTACCATCGACGTTATTCAGCTACGAGATATCGACAAGCTTGTTGACGTGTATAACAAGCTGGAAGAGCATAAGGGTGGAGGCTACAAGACCGTCGTTATCGACTCTCTTAGCGAGCTTCAGAAGCTAGACATGAAGACAGTGATGGAGCAAGAGTACAACGCTAATCCACAGAGAGTTGACAAGGACGTTCCCACACAGCGAGCATGGGGTAAGTCGCAGGAACGTCTACGCCGCATCATTCGCGGGTTCAAGGACTTGCCTGTGCATACCATTATGACCGCTAAGGTTACGTCCGTGACCGACGAGCAGACCAACGTTACGCACTACTACCCGGCATTTCCTGGTAAGATGCGTGGCGATGCTCCGGGGTTCTTCGACGTTGTGGGATACATGCGTATCAGGGAGGAACAGAATG